AAGAAGACATGAAGCGTCGTGGCCTGCATTCACCTGACATCGCAGACGCCCTCGCGCTGACCTACGCTCTGCCCGTCTCCAGCAACAGCCGGGCAGGGTACGCCGGCACCGACAACGACCACACCGCCACAGAATACGATCCATTCAGTTGAGGACAGCGCCATGCCCCACCCCACCAAGACGTTCATCCGTCACGTCGATGCGACAGGCGACGGCACAGGCAGCCACGAAATGAACGTCGATGGCAGCACGACGCCCGTCAACTTCCTGCTGCAGCCCGGGGCAGGAGAGTTCTACAGCGTCCACCGCATGCTGGTCACTGTGCGTGACGGCAAGACGGGCTGGGCACCAAGCACGTTCGGTGGCCTAGCTCTGCTCACCAACGGCGTGCAGCTGGCTTTCGAGAGTAGCGACGGCGTGACGGGATACCTCGACCTGACAGAGGGCGCGCCAGTCAAGGACAACGCTGGATGGGGAGGGTTGGCTTACGATGTGGACGTCAAGGATTATGGAGGAGGCGGCACGGATGTCGCGCTTCTGAGCCGCCTGTCATTCGATAAGTTCGGAGGGCCGATCACGATCAGCGACAGCGACCGCTTCAGAGTGACGGTCAGTGACGACCTGACAGGGCTGGTATCTTTCCACATTGTGCTAGAAGGCCGCAAGCACTAGCGCGTAATCGACGAATGTTGTATATCAGGTTTGATATGCTGTTATGGCAGGATTGTTATGGGTAGGGCATTGGTGGTTTTTGAACACAACAACCTACATCCTCTATCCCCGCTTCTGAAGCGGGGATTTCGGCATGTGTTCTGCGCTGTCGTTGAAGACAATGGTCGCGCTTGGGTGGAGCATAATCTGCAGGGGACGGAGTACGTCACGACGTCCATCGCACCTCTCGACTACGATCTCGCTGGCCATTACCGCGACCTCGGCATGATCGTCGTCGAGTACGAGCGGCCAAGGCACCGCGTGCTGGGTTGGTTACTCGCCAACTCCTGCGTCGGCACGGTCAAGCACGTCCTCGGCATCAGATCGTGGGCCGTGACGCCGTTCCAGTTGTACCAATATCTCATCAAGCGCGAGGCCCAACATGCTGCGTAATCTCCTTATGCTGATGGTGCCGCCCGGTTTCGGAGGCGGCAAGGTGGCCCCTCCTCCTCCACCAGCGCCTCCTCAGCCTGCTGCCACGCCTATCGACGCCGCTGCTAGCGGATCGATGCAGTTCTACCGCAGGCAACAGCAGCAGCTGAGTGCAGGCGGCAACATCAAAAACACTGGCGGTTCCGGCGGTATGATGGTGCAGCAGACGCAGATCGCCACCAAGAAGCTGACAGGTGAGTGACATGGCTGGCGCAAGATCAGACAAAGCAACCGCCGAACGAGGCACGCACCCTGCACCTACGCCTCTCGTCAAGACGCTGAAAGGCGGTAGCTGATGGTCGCGCAGCACTCCGACAACTTGATGGGCAGCTCGCTCAAGAGCCAGCGCGGCGCAGCATACCTGCGTTACAAGCGCTTGGAGGATGACCGATCCTCGTGGCGGTCGCACTGGATCGAGATCAGCGACCACCTTCTGCCTCGCCGAGGTCGCTACCTGCTGGAAAGCCAGAACAGCAAGGGCCGCAAGCGCAGCAACAAGATCGTCGATAACACGGCAGGACAGGCTCTTCGCACTTTGAGTTCCGGCATGATGGCTGGCATGACCAGCCCAGCCCGCCCTTGGTTCCGTCTGCAGACGCCACAGATCGACATGATGCAGATGCCGGGGGTCAAGGATTGGCTCGGTCAGGCAGAGCGCGTCGTGCGCCAGATCCTGACCCGGTCCAACTTCTACAATTCCGCATCATCGATCTACACAGAGCTTGGCGCTTTCGGCACTGCTGCCATGTACCGACGACCTCACCCGACCGACACTGTATCGTATCGACCGCTGACGGCTGGCGAGTACGTCATCGCAGAGGATGAGTACGGTCGCGTGGACACCCTGTGCCGCGAGTTCACGATGAGCGTGTCTCAGATCGTCGAGCAGTTCGTGCTTGATAAAGAGACGGGCAAGGAAGACTGGTCTAAGGTCTCCAAGGCCGTGCATAACCTGTGGAACCAGCGCAACTTCGACAGTCAGGTCGAGGTCATCCACATGATCCAGCCTCGTCGGAGCGAGGACCGTGACCCCGACAAGATCGACGGCAAGAACCGCCGCTTCATGGACGTCTACTTCGAAAAGGGAGGCGACAACGACACCTTCCTCGCGGAGGGTGGCCACGACACGTTCCCTGCGTATGTGCCCCGTTGGGACGCCCTCGGCGGCGACGTGTACGGCGTCAGCCCCGGCATGGAGCATCTCGGCGACATCAAGCAGCTCCAGCACGAGCAGAAGCGCAAGGCGCAGGCTATCGACAAGATGGTCAATCCTCCGATGCTGGCGTCAATGGCTCTCAAGGGCAAACCATCGACTGTCCTGCCCGGTGGCACGACGTATGTTGACAGCGCAGCAGGTCAGCAGGGCTTCCAGCCCGCCTACCTCGTGCAGCCTCGGATCAACGAGATGATGATGGACATCCAAGAGGTCCAGAACAGGATCCAGCGTGGATTCTACGCTGATCTGTTTGCCATGATGATCAACTCCGACCGCCGTCAGATGACAGCAACCGAGGTCGCAGAGCGCCACGAAGAGAAGCTGACGCTGCTCGGGCCAGTGCTGCAGCGCCTGAACACCGAGTTCCTCGATCCTCTGGTCGCAGACACATTCAACTTCGCGATGGCGGCGCAGATGCTGCCACCACCTCCACCTGAGCTGGGCGGCTTGGACATCGATATCAAATACGTTTCTCTCCTCGCTCAGGCGCAGGAGGCCGTGGCCGCGTCCAGCATCGAGCGCACGTTCGCCTTCGCTGGCAACATGTCCGCCGTATTCCCAGACATCATCGACAACGTCGATGCCGACCTCGCCTTCCGCGAGTACGGCGAGACGCTGGGCATCTCTCCGAATATCATCCGCGAAGCCGACGACATCGCCACCATCCGCAAGCAGCGCGCCGAGGCTCAGGCTAAGGCGCAGCAGATGGAGCAGGCGCAGCAGGGCATGCAGATGGCTGGCCAAGGCGCTCAGGCGGCCAAGGTGCTGTCCGAGGCTGACACCACGACGCCAAACGCCCTGACCGCGCTCCTGCAAGGCGGGGGCGGCGCAGCAAGATCCACGGTGGTGAGGCGTCCATGACCTACGACTCATCAGACGAAGAGCAGATCGCCAAGGCAGAGCGCGATCAGGCAGACCGCGACAAGGACATCGACTTCGTCCTGTCACAGCCGAGGGGCCGCAGGTTCTTGTACGGCCTGATCTTTGACACCTGCCACAGCGACCGCCTGAGCTATGTGCCGGGTGACGCAGACGCCACCGCTTTCAACGAGGGCGCGAGGGCCGTTGGTGCTGCCATACTCGATCTGATCCGCACACAATCGAAGAGCAAATACATGCTCATGCTCACTGAAAACCACTTCTTGGAGGAAGAAAAATGACTGATGACCTGATCACAGAGACCACCGCCGAGCCTACCCAAGGCGAGGCTGATGGTCAGCCGCAGGCTGCAGCTACTCCTCCCAATGGTGAGCAGCCTGCGGACTTGACCGCGAATGAGAATACCGCCGATCTGCTGTCGGATGACGAGAGCGGCGAAGCAGAGGGTGTGCCGGAATCGTACACCTTCGAACCGCCGGAAGGTGTCGAACTCAACGACGCCACGCAGGCGGCGATTGGGGCGTTTGGAGATCGGGCGAAAGAGATGGGGCTGACGCAGTCACAGTATCAATCGCTAATCGAATACGACCTCAGTCGATCCACGCAGGTAGCCGAGCAGGCTGTCGAGGGCTGGAACAACCGTGTGCAAACATGGCGCGACGGCGTCAAGTCTGACCGCGACATTGGTGGTGACAAGCTGCCCCAGACTCTCAAGAACGCAGAAGCAGTGTTGAAGCAGTTTGGCGATGCCGAGCTGCGGTCACTGCTGCGTTCGCCGAGCGACGAGAACCCAACCGGGCTATCGGTCGGCAACCACCCAGCGATCCTGCGTATGCTGAACCGCGTCGGCAAAGCTCTCTCCGATCCAGCCTTCCACACCGGAAACGGTGCCTCGGAAACGGTGGACCGCCTCGAGCAGCTATACCCGTCGATGTCCAAACAACGATGACACAATAGGAGGTCACAGTGACCACACTTAGCATCAAAAACCCGACCCTTGCCGATCTGGCGAAGGTCACCGATCCCGATGGCAGCATCTCCACGGTGATCGAGATCCTGAACGAGACCAATGAAATCCTGACGGATATGACGTGGCTCGAAGGGAACCTGCCAACCGGGCACCGCTCGACCATCCGGTCCGGCATCCCGGCACCGACGTGGCGCAAGCTGTACGGTGGTGTGCAGCCCAACAAGTCCAGCACTGTGCAGATCACCGACACCTGCGGTATGCTTGAGGCATACGCCGAGGTCGATACTGCATTGGTCGGCTTGGCCAGCAACCCAGCCGCCTTCAGGCTGCAGGAGGATCGCCCCCACATCGAGGGCATGAACCAAGAGATCAGCGACACGCTGTTCTTCGGTGACGAGACGACTGCGCCAGAAGAATTTACTGGATTGGCCCCTCGTTACAATGACTTGTCGGCTGAAAACGGCGACAACATCATCGATGGCGGAGGCACTCAGGCGGACAACGCCTCAATTTGGCTGATCTGCTGGTCACCAAATACGGTCCACGGCATCGTGCCAAAGGGCAGTCAAGCGGGCATCAAGCAGCGCGACCTCGGTGAGGTTACCATCGAAAACGCAGACGGATCGAATGGTCGCATGCAGGCCTTCCGTACGCACTACCGCTGGGATGCTGGCCTATGCGTCCGCGATTGGCGCTACATTGTCCGCATCGCAAACATCGACCGCTCGCTGTTGACGGCTGATGTCTCGACTGGCGCGGATCTCAACGACCTGATGCATCAGGCTATCACCGAGATCCCGAACCCTTCGATGGGCCGTTGCGCTTGGTACATGGACAAGTCCCTGATCTCTGTCCTCCGTCGCCAGACTGCAAACGCTGTGTCGAACTCCACGCTGACGACCGAGATGGTCGGTGGCACGATGCAGACTTCGCAGAGCGGATATCCAATCCGTCGCTGTGACGCCCTCTCTGCTGATGAAGCCCGCGTGGTCTAATCAAAAACTCGAAAGGAGATCGTTATGATCCTCGATGAAAGACTTGAGTTTGCAGACGCCACGTCCGTGGCCGCTGCAGCATCCACCGCACTGATTGGTGACGTGATTGACCTATCGCCTGCCCGCGACATCGGCGCTGGCGAGCCAATCTATCTCGTCATCCAGTGTACCACTGACATCATCACCGCAGGTTCTGCTGGGACGATCAAGTTCCAGCTGGCGTCGGATGCTCAGGCAGCCATCGCAGTCGATGGCAGCGCGACTGTGCATTACGACACTGGCACCTTCGTGACTGACGATGGGGCGCTGAACGCGCTCGATGCTGGTGATCGTATCGCCGTCATCGCACTGCCGATGGAGGGCAACGTCTACGAACGCTACCTCGGCATCCTGTGCGTCGTCGGCACGACCGAGGTCACGGCAGGCGCGATCAACGCTTTCCTGACGACCGACGTCTCGAAGTGGGCCGCATACGCTGACGGCACCAACTAAAGAACTGCGGTGAGGCTGGTCACACGGCCTCACCGCCCAACTTGACCGGAGGAACACGATGTCTATCAATGTGAGATTTGGAAAGAGCGGATACTACCACCCAGCCTTCGGGCGCATGGGTCGAGGCAAATCTGCTGGCAAAGTCTATGTCCTGCCCGACGCCTTCGCAGTGCCGGGTGCCCTGCCGTCGTCAGCGGAGATCATCAGCGACCCAGACGAGCTGGAGCAGGTGCTTGAGGATGAGGGCCAGACGAAGGCAATCAAGCCCAAGCTGGTCGATGAAGTGCAGCTCGCGCGCCTGAACGGTGAGGGTCCGCTGGCAAAGCCACAGCGCTCTGCATCGTCCACAGCACAGCGACAGCCGCGTACACCTGCGAAGGGGTAACTGAATGACGTCCGAGGTCGAGATCGCGCGCCTAGCGCTGCAGCATATCGGGGATCGATACGACATCACCTCGATGGCTGAAGAAAGTCCAGAGGCCGAGCAGGTCAATCTGGTCTACGATGACGTGCGCGACATGATGCTGCGCGATCATCCTTGGAAGTTCGCAAGAAAGTACACGGCCCCGGCGGCCATCGTCGGGACCGTGCCGGGGAACTGGAGCTACATGTTCCAGTACCCCGCCGACTGCGTGCGCGTGGTCAGGATCGTCAACCCTTTGGGCGACGGCGAAGACCCCATCCGCTTCGAGGTCGCTCGATATGCGTCTGGAGCAACCGATACGCGCGTGATGCTGACAGACGAGGCCGAGCCGACGTTTGAATACACGTCACGTATCACTGACCCCAACGAATACGACCCTATTTTTGTGACCGCGATGGCGTATCGTCTGGCCCAATACATCGCCGTGCCGCTCACTGGCGACAGGCAGGTCATGGCTGACATGAAGACGATGGCAGACGTCGAGGTCGGTAAGGCCCGAGCATCCGACGGCAACGAGGGATTTGAAGCTCCACGTCCAGCAGAGGCGACGTGGATAAGCGCGAGGACGTGACATGGTCAAGCTGATCCAGCCGAGCTTCGCAGGAGGAGAGATATCTCCCGGCGTAGCGGCGCGCATCGATCTGACGAAGCGAGCCGTAGCCGTGGAGCGTGCCGACAACTTCATCGCACGCGTCGAAGGCGGCATGGCGTCCAGAGCAGGTCAGAAGTTCGTCGCGCGGGCGAAGAGCAACAACAGCGTTCGGATCATCGGCTTCGAGTTCAACAGTGATCAGACGTTCATCATCGAGCTGGGAGGCTACTACGCGCGCTTCCATAGCAATGGCGGTCAGATCGTCGATGCCGCTGTCGCCGTATCCAACATCGTCGTCACCACGGTCACGACGATCACCACAGGTGCTGCCCACGGCCTGACCACTGGCGACGAGGTCTACCTGTCCGGTATTGTCGGCGTGACTGGGCTGAATGGCCGCAGCGTGAAGGCCGTCGTCACCGGGGCGACCGAGTTCACCGTGAACGACCTCGACGGCACGCCAATCGTCGGAGCAGGGACATACACAAGCGGCGGCTCTGTCTATCCGGTGATCGAGATAGTGACGCCTTACGCAGCGGCAGACCTCGGCGACTTACGCTTCGCACAGAGCGGCGACGTGATGACGCTGTGCCACCCAGCCTACGCACCTCGTGAGTTGACACGCATCACGAACACTAGCTGGGCGCTGACAGAAATCGAGCTGGGGCCAGACCAAGAAGAGCCGACCACGCTGACAGCGACGTCCAATTACGAGATGAACGGGACGGTAGGAACAGTCAGCGCAGGCAACCCTATTGAGATCACGGTAGGCAAGTCAGCCTACGTGGTAGGGGCATCTAATCTCGGCGTCCCGACCGGGACGAAAGTGCCGTTCGCCGGCATGACAACCACCGTAGGCACTAACTTGCTGAATGGCGAAATCTTCAGAGTGA